CGTAAGAGCAAACTCTAGTCTTGGATCATTCGGGATACCAATCAATTCGACTGTGGCCGAAAGAGAGGCTCAGGGTGTCTATGAGGTTATATACGACAACACAAATCTAAGAGATTCAAGATACTATTGGAATGGTGCGGAGTCTATGGTATTTGCAAATAACGCTGTCACCGCAAGTTACGCGCCAGCTACAGGCAAAGATGTAGAGGACAAGGATGCCGTCGATGAAAATGGTAATAACATTCTAGATAATGATGGTAATCAGATGATTATCAAAGGTCTAAAAACTATATTTAAAGAAGAAGTAAAGGCACAGGCCAAAGGTTTACTATCATCAAGTGACTGGTACATAATCAGAAAAGCAGAGGATGCTGGATCTACAATACCTGCTGACATAGCTACTTATAGAGCAGCTGTTAGAACTAGATCCAATGAGATGGAAACAGCGATCGATGGTGCAGCTGATGCAGCGGCTATGGAGACTCTGTATACATATACCAACACAGGCACAGAAGAAAATCCTGTTATAACTAGACCTCTGGGTGAGTGGCCTAAACTTTAATAGTCTTTAAAGATATTGCTTCCGCATAAAAACTGATATAGAACCTAAAAAGGTAGGTTTTTTATGTTACAAAAAATAGGTTTTGCACCAGGAATCAATAAACAGATCACAGCAACAGGAGCAGAGAGTCAGTGGATTGACTGTGATAATGTTAGGTTTAGATATGGCACACCTGAAAAAATAGGTGGTTGGAAACAATTAGGGGACGATGCTTTAACCGGTGCAGGTAGAGGATTACATCATTTTGTAAATAGTTCAGCTAGAAAGTATGCTATCATCGGCACAAACAGGATCCTATATGCATTCTCTGGTGGTGTATTTTATGACATACATCCGATCAAATCCACAACAACGCTTACAAGTGCCTTCACCACGACCAACGGATCAACATCTGTTACAATAACTTTTAGTGGGGATCACGGTATATCTGCACAGGATATAGTCCTACTAGATACTTTCTCATCAATCACAGATTCTAATTTTGCAGCCGCAGATTTTAATGATAAAAAATTCATGGTGACCACTGTCCCTAATGCTACAACCATCACGATCACAATGCCATCGGCAGAATCAGGATCTGGTGCAACAACATCGG